GCAGTTCAAGCTGTTTAAGCTGTTCTTGTACAGGATCAGGCTGTGGCTGGTATTCACGAATACGTTTAGCCTGTTCAGGCATACGCATTAGTTCCATAATGTCAGCCATAATATTACGACGAATAGCTGGGTCTTCATTAGGGCCTAGGGTTTGCAGTAAGAAAGATAGTTCTTGTGACTTAGCTGCGTTATCTTCTGCAGTAGAAATACTGATATCAATATCAATACGACCTTCTAAATCGTCACGTCTTATTGGAACATACTCTTCATTAGTAACACGAACAATCTCTTCGTCTTCTAAAAACTCAGAGTTGTAAGCCATCCACTTACGCATAAGAGGCTTAACTAGGTTCTCTGCAATGTTACGTACGATATTCATACGTCTGGTAGCAGTAGCGTCTAAAGCGCCCCTAGCACCAGTAGCTGTTGCCCCCAAGCTGCCAGCATTAATACCACCACTAAATGATTTAGTGCCTGTGATAGACTCAATTTCATTGTTCATTAATCCAATCATATCAAACGCTGACCCAGGAATAGCATTATAACTACCTTGCCAGAAATCGTTTGGTGTGCCGTTAAACTCAAAGTTTTGGCCGTTAATAAATTTCTTACGGTTAACTTGATCTAGGGCGCCTTTGCGTACTGCTACCTGCCCATTATTGGACTGGGCCATATTATCGATAATACCACGGATAATAGCAGTCTTAACTTTCTGATTATCGCCAATAAGCTCTGCGTTAGCTTCACCGTGAATTTTAAATGGAATGCTATTAAATGGTACAACAATAAAAGGTGGTTTACCGTCTGGGTATGGGTTAGATTGTAAACGGATAATAGTATCGTTAATCCAGCAGCACACGATAGGCTCTGCAATACCATCTCCATTTACATCATAATTACCCCAGTACTCGTAAACAATGTGTTTTTTACGAGGCTCATCAGAAAACTTAAAGTAAGTAGGATCTGATGGAGTATTCATGTAATCGTGGTCACCAGAACTAGAAAAACCAATCTTGTCTAGATTTTTATAACGACCATCTTTTTTAAGCGTAGATAAATCAGTTTCATATCGATAAATAACAAACTGAGCGTTATCTAAATTGTCTTGGCAAGTAGGGTCGATATATATATCGTGATTACGACATACTTTAGCAGTAGGCTGATTTCGTACAACAACTGTCTCTGTAACTTCTTGTTCAACAATAACCTCCCGACCTTGGTCATCCATAATAATGGTTTCGGCCATCGTAGTTACTTCTTTGTCTTCGTAGTCCCAACCTGTTTGTATAACTAGGGTACCTTCTTGGTCAAGGACTTTGACTGCTTTAGACATAAAGTTGTAGCGGTCAAACTTACGGCAAAACTGAGTATTAAGCAGCAGTTCGTTTTGACGAGCAGCTTCTTTATCTTCAAAAGTAATAGGAGTACATTTAATAATATCAGAAGTACTGACAAAAGGATCTACAATAGTAGCATGTTGCCATTCCGATTGCTTTTTAATGTCCCTAGAGACAATAGCGGATTTACCTTTTTGCTCATTGCCATAAGGTTCTCCGTTATACTCAGCTTTCCATTTGAAAATAGCGGTATCATACTCTCGCTTGAGAATCTCTGACGCCTTCAAATCAGCTTTTAGGGCACTGAGCAATTCAGCTTTTTTAACTTTCATATGTTCCTTCAGTACTCTTAATCATATCAGTTACTGGATAATGGTTTCCAGTATACCATTTAATCATGATAATGTAAATATTACAAAGATTCGTGGTAAGCCTTAAGAGCTAGCTCCCTAGTTTCTTCAACACGTCTACTCCAGCCCTTACCAAAAGTACTCCATATACCTAAACTCTGTAAAAACTCTAATCTAGTGTCTAAGTACTTGTTAATAAGCTGAGCTGGATCTTCTTCATTAACTGCTTTTAGTGTTTTAGGACCAATAATACCATCTTCTACAGCCCCTACACAGCGTTGTAACCACTTTGCAGCTCTTCTAGTACCACTATTAACCGCACTATCAAATACTGCTAGATTTACTCCACTAGGCAAGTCACCGCAACGTACTTTATCCCAGTAGTTCTTTTTGTAAATAGGGCTAACATCAGCAGGTTCTAAACCACGCATAGTAGCATCATCAACTTCATGACCTACCCAGTCTTCATAAACACGCTTAGTAACCCCTAGGTTAGTAATTCCACCTGGGTCTAAAGGGTGGTTAACATAACCACCTTCATGTTTTAAGATAATGGCCAGTGCATCATAAAATTGCATTACTTTTTTCCCTTGCTAGCAATAACACCCTCAAATGCTCCACCACCAAAGTAGAAAGCTAAGATGATTAGCATTGCATATCCAATTTGAAAGTCTTCTAACACTTGCTTAACCATAGCAGCATCAGTAGCTCTCTCAGCTAGTGTGAAGCCTAACACAAGGGAGAAGCAAGCTAGGTATACGAAGGTAAAGGCAAAGGCTATAACACGCTGAGCAAGTTTAAATGGAGCGTAGGCGTTAAGCATGTCAGTCTTAGCTTTAGTCTTAGCTTGTATCTCTTCTTCTGTACTTGTATGCATATTATCAATAAGGTCAATGCCTTTACTGATAACATCACCACTACCAAATATTTTAGCTAGTACGCTCCACATATTTATGCTCCTTCAAACACATCTGTACGTATACAGACAAGTTCGTAGTTTAATTTTGGTTTAGGCATAGCTGTCATCATTACTTCTCTTGCCATGAAACAATCTTCCATTGAATCATGTAAATTTACAGGCTGTACACCTACACCTTTATTTGAAAGTAATATAGCAACTAGGGCCCACATCATATGTTGTCTTCTCTTCTTCTATTGTGTTTAGACCCAGGTACACGCCAGTTAATATAGATATCTAGGGCCATAGCAAAACACAATACAGAAAACCCGTTAAAATAATCATAAAACATCCATCCCCAACTAGCGATATCTGTTATAGCATCATTATTTTCTTCTATAATCCATTCAATCTGTAATAGTATAAAAATTACAGACTGTAAAGCTAAAAAACCGCTAAAAGCATATACTAAAGGTTGTACAACCCCGTATAAACTAGCTTTATGGATATTTAAAAATATTTGTATAGATTTATAGAGTATAACTACATATATAAACAATACTATCCAATTACCGATATCAGGAATACTCATATTAAGTTACCTTAAACAAAAAAGACATAGCCATAACAACAGCACTACTGCCTATAATACCCCCAAGCCAAACTACACCTCTTTGGACAAGTTGGGCGTTAGATACAGAAATTTGGAGTTCTTGTACTTGACCAGATAATTTATCTATTTTAGGAGTAACGGCTCGTTGTTGTTCTAGCAAATCCCCAATACGCGTAGTAGATAGTACTAACTCTCGTAGCACTTCTTCCATGCGTTCTTGTTCACGCTCAATACGAGATATTCGTCTATCTAGCTCTTCTGACACGATAAGATCTCTATAAGTAGGTTAAAAATTATAGGTATTATACCAAAAATAGATTATTTTAGTAATTGGTTATCTATACTAAACAAACAAAAAACGCAAACTATAAAAACACTAATATTAATTACCAGGTTCCTTCCAGTACTATAGTGCTTATAACAACTACTGATCCGCCTAGAAAAGTAGCAAAAGCATCTAGTGCTTCTTGAGTTCCACGACCTGTTATCCCATCGTATACTTCTTTAGCTACGCCAGCTAGTAGTACACTAATCAAAGTTACTTCTAAGCCAAGCGGCATGAGCATTCCTGCTAACATACCGCCTGAAAAGAAATGTAACTGCTTATCCAGCGGTATTTTCTTCAACATCTTCTTTAGGAGTTTCCAAAGAGTTTACAAGCATACGGATAAACGCATCTTGACCAACTCGTAGCTGATCTACGTTAAACAACGCATTATCTAGCTTACGGCGTAAGTCTTGAATATGGTTATACATTGCTACCTGTTCCTGAGAAAAAGTAGACATGTCGTATTCTTTATCATTGATAGTAATGGTTTTCTTTTCGTCTTTAGCCATTGTTATCGTTCCTTATAAATAAATTAAAGTTAGTACATAAAACAAAAACGTAATATGTACTAACTATAGTATCTTATTTAAATACGTTTTAAAAGAGATATTTACCAAATTATTCTTCTACAGGTGCCCAAGGCATTGCAGAGTCTGTAAGTGGTACGGCTTGTTCAGCAATCTGTTGAGCAATACGGTCATTCACATGTTGCTCGTAATCACCTACAACGTGCTCTTGAATCCAACCAATAACCATTTCTTCAGTTACTTCAGCCAGCGGAATGAACACATCGTTTTCTTCAAACTGTAGCGGAGTAGCGCCTGCAAAGCGACCTACGTTACCGTTTTCATCAGTACCGATCTTTTCCCAGTAAGTCTGGTAAATAGCATCAGGTGCTGCACTATCTGGTTTAGTTTTAATACCAGTTACTTTCCAAGTATATGTAATTGCCATTGTTTAACATCCTATAATTAGTTATACAGCTAAAACGTTATTGTCGTTGTAAGTCAGTGAGTACAGACATACGATCTGCCCACTTATTGCATAACTGGTACTTGTCCCAGTTATATACTTATCTGCCGCAATAGAGGTTCCTGATATATCCGAGTTAAATTTACTGTCGCTCCAGCTACTCGGAAACTTGCCCTGACTAGCCACGCCAAATATGCAATGTGGTTTATTCACATAGTTTGTTGGAGACCACGATACCGTAGTGGATGGAGTCGTACTTCCGTAGGTTCCTATATCGCCTCTGCCGTACGCAAATTCTACAAGATACACACGTATTTCTACTCCGTTTGCATATTGCGAACCAGGTGTGTACAAACTAAAAGCTGTTGTGGAATCCGGTGTTATTGTAGCTCGCCAAATAGCCTGGTTACCTCCGTCTTGACTATAGTAATGAGGAGACATTCTATCTATCGTCATGGCAACGCCATTTAACGTTGGTGTGCCGGGATATTCTGGTCTATCAGCCTCACTATACCGCCACACTACAATTACATGAGGGTTGCCTACGTCTGTACGTGCTGATGTATTAATGGTGGCTGTTTTTGTGCCGCCTGCAGAGCCTATGTAAGAGTAAATAAGTTTAGGGGGAGTTGCAGCTTTGTACGTACCATAAAAGTTTGAGAGGCGGATTGTACCAGACGCAGGTAAATTAGGATGGAGTCCACGGAACTCAGATATACTATGAGGCTTACTGCCTCCGAACTCTCCAGCTATTGCGGATAATGATATTGCTCCACTACTGACCAGCATGACTAATGTACCTACCTGCATATGAGTATAGTTCTTCTAGTGTAGTTGCTGCCGCAACTTGCTCTTTACGAGCCAAGTACATTTCAAACAACTGCGTCAGTCTTGCAGCGTATTGAACTAAAGCATCCGACAATTGAAGTTTAGAAACAGCCTGTGTCGTATTATCTGCCATGATCCAGTTAATAGTATCGCCATAGCCCAGAGAATCCCAGTTCTGTATCACTGATAAAATCCTATTTCGGGATTTCTCATTCACATCGAAGTTGTTGCAGGGTAACTCGCTTTCAAAATCACGTTGCTCTTTAATCATGCGGTACACATCTGGGCGCATAGCTTCTACTTGTAAAGCCATCTCCTCTGGTGTGTATGGATCTGCATAGTAAGAGACTTCAATGTAATCTCCCTTATCTACTTCAGCAGTACGCAGAGTATGTGTATTACCGTCAATAGAAGGAGACGGAAGACGAAGCTTTGGCTTCGACTCTAAAGCGTAACTCGCATCCATCTGGATAATTGGTGCAGACTCTAGTGTACGCCAGTACTCCACAGCAAACTGAGCGTTGTACTCAGCTGCTGCTTTGATTGCTTCTTCCGTAATTTCACCGATCTCTACGCTTCGATAAACATCGTGCGTATCGGGTTTGCTGTAGCAGATGTTAACGCGTCGGTAGATTGGATCTACTGACACCACTCGATATTCAATTGCCATTGAGTTTTGCCTCTAAGTCTTTCACTTTTGCGTCCAGCTCTTTTACCGCCTCGATTAAAAGACCAACCATGTTTCCGTATGCCACGGAGTAGTGGTTTTCTTCGTCGCCGGTAACAGCTTCTGGGAGAACTTTCAGGACTTCCTGAGCGACTACGCCTGTCTGACGAATAGGTACTAAAGGCTCACCATCCTCGTCATACTTAACGTCAGTACGATCAAAGGTATAACCGTTGAGCTGCTTAACTTTTTCAAGCGCATCAGGAATGATTTCAAGATTAGTTTTAACTCGTATATCTGAGTAAGCAGTTACGTTACCGCTTGTCCATATACTAGAGCCTAAAGAACATTTAGCGCTGCCATTTTGACACCATACCATTTGGTGACTTCCGCCCATACTACCGCCAGTAGCATTGTTGGTGTGTTTGTACGCTAAACCGTACAAGTTACCAAAAGTAGAGCCATCTGCAGCATTTCGATAAGAAGTACCCATTGACCAGATATGCTGGGTTTTATATGAGTCGTATGTACCAAATACACCGTCATCACGGTTTCCAGTAGGAACTACTAACGGACCTCTGAGAGTACCACTATTAAAATCTACTGCATTTAACCGTGATGTACTTTCAGGATCGCTGTAATACCCTGTGTTACTGCGGCTGTACCAAATGTTAGCACGAGCATCGTTTAGAATAGACGTAGAACCGGGACGTACATAGTAAGCTGTATTATCCTTGTCATACATGATGTCACAACGGAAGTCGTTGAAGTAAGATGTACTGGCTGGATTTGCGTAATAAGCTGTATTGTTACTATCGTAGAACAGTGGTGCTCGCATACTTCCTGTAGCTACTGAATAACCTGAAGCTACAGTAATCTGGTCAGCGGAGTTAGCTGCTCTTCGTAGTATTAAGTTCTCATTGTATGAACCAATTACGCCCGTATCAACACGTAGCTCTTTGTTGAAGTAGAAGTTGCTTCTGTCAGTCTGAAGATGACAGTGGCTCGTATTCATCGGGCCAATGTGGATATATCCACTGGGCGTCTGGAACTTGTGAGCAGAACTGTCGTTAGGGTTCCAGTAGTATGCTGTATTAGCACTGTCATAGAAGATAGGTGAACGTAAACTACCAGTAGAAGTAGTATTACCCGCTTCATCCGTAGTAAAGATGACATTACCAGTACCAGTAGTACCTTGACCTATTTCGAATCTATCAGCACCATTATTATTACTATCAATGTTGATACGGACATTACCATAAGAGTTTATAGTAATATCATCACCATACGTATCTCCGTAAGTAGAACGGATAGAGTGGTTAATATTAGTTCCGTAGCTATCTGAATCCCATGTAAAGTAAATACCGCCCATTCTATAAATGCTAGAGTAGGCACCATTTACGGCCTTACCGTACAAATCCCCATTGACTGTAAAATTGCCATCAGAATGGTTGTGGTTGTGGCTGTCATTTACAACAGTGGCTGTGATAGAAGCGTTAGCACTACCATCCCAGGACACACTACCTGTTACATCACCTGTCAATGTAAGGCTACGCGCAGTAGTCCATTTATCAGCGTTAGGGTGGTAACCTTCGTCAAAGATTCTATCGCCAAATAAATAACCTATATTAGTATCAGCTTCTAACTGTAAAGCATAAGGTGCTTCCCAGCTATTGTAAGAACCGTTTCCATCTCTATCATTCAAAATATAAAAATTGTTGCTATTTACATGAATGAAGAAGTTATCATCAACATTATCAATTAACGCTATTGTTGGCATAGTACCAGTAAGCGTTAAAGCGTTTTCAGAATCTGCACCAGTAAGCGTTACGTTACCTGTAATAGTACCACCTGATAAAGGTAAATAACTATGTGAGTGGTTTGCAGCAGCAAAAGAACTAGCGTGTTGTCCGTCAAGTAGATCTGCGTCTAGCCCAGAACCCGATCCGTCATTACCTGCATTCCAGACTACATTGTTATTAATGTAGAGGTTGCTCTGATTAGCTTTAGTATGTAGGTATTGATATGCAGAACCATTATACAGAGCATGACCTACACGACCATAATTAGCCCCTGCTGCTGTAGTAGACCACCAGTGAATATTAGTTAAATCAGAATCATAGCCTGGTTCATTTGTCCTAGGGTCTGAATTTACTCTAGCAGAACCTTGATTCCAGTATATAGTTCCGAAATCACCTGTTTGTTCAGAGTCAGTAGTATTTAACAAATAATTACTATGACTATGACTGTCGTTAGCAACAGTAGTTGTCATTGATGCGTTGCCAGAACCATCCCAGCTTACGCTACCCGATACATCTCCAGTAAGGCTTAGAGTACGTGCAGTAGTCCATTTGTCAGCATTAGGGTGGTAATCGTCTGCAAATACACGTTGGTTATTGATGCTCATAGATGCACCAGTACCAGAAAGGTTTAACCTACTATCTGATGTGTCATCAACTATGGCGAGAAGCATGTCACCACTAGATCCGGATTTCCAGACAATACCTTCACCTGGATCTGCTATCTCAAGTTGGTTAACGCCAGTAATGTTGTAGTTTGTACCAGTAATACCATTAGCTAATGTTAGCCCGTTGATACCACCAGAAGCTGTTAATGCTCCAGTCATTGTATCGCCGGTTACATTTACATAACGACCATCAGCTTCACTTGTAGTGTAAAAGTCAAGATTACGTGAGGTTGCGCCAGTAACGTGACCGTAAGTATCAAATGTAAGAGCGTCAATTACTGTTTTACCAGAAGTATCAATGTTAGATACTGAACTAGTATCAGCGTGGTTTAAAGTAATGCTGGATGCACCAGATTGGTTTGCAGTACCTAGTTGACCACCGCCCGACAAACCGCTACCTGCAGTAACAGTCATTGCACCATCGCCTACTGTTACGCTTCCAGAAGTAGCCCCAGTTACGTGACCAAAACTGTCGAAAGTAAGGTCTTGTATAAAAGTATTTCCACTATTATTAACATTGCTTACAGAACTAGTGTCTGCATGGCTGATAGTAACAGAGGTATTTGTTTGTTGGTTAGCCGTACCTAGTTGCGCACCGCCTACCAGGCCTGATCCAGTGTTAACGGTCATTGACCCGTTACCTACTGTAATGCCTGTTTCAGACGCTGAAGTTATTTGCCCTTGACTATTATAGGTAATTACAGGAATGCCCGTAGAAGAGCCTACAGAGCCTCCTGTAACGTTTATTTTGTCTACTTTAGTACCTAGGGACGTAGTGACAGAACTAGCAAAATTAGGGTCATCTCCCAAAGCTGCTGCTAACTCTTCTAATGTATCTAGGGCTTCTGGTGCTGTAGATGCTAAAGCTGCAATAGCTTGGTTAGTATACGTTTCTGCGTCAATCGCTGCCGCTGCTTCAGCTGCTAAACGTTCTTGTTCTGCTATCCGTGCGGCTTCAGCTTCAGCTGCTGCTCGTTCGTCAGCAATTTTTTGCTTCCATGCAGCAATAGCATTTTGAAGCCTTAATCGTCTAGAATTATTTAATGACATGTACAGTATTACCCTTAGTTAGCTGTAACTATTGTTTCTAGTTCTGAAATTACGTCGTCAAACATAGCATCAATTTCTACAGCGTTATAAAGATCACCTGTTATAGATGCCTGTACAGCAACTAGGTCAGATTGTTCTGCTTCACCTGTAGTAGTATTAGCTTGGACTTTACCGAGAAAATCCGCTACAAGTCTTGTTTTTGATTTTGGCACCGTAAAGTTCCTTTAAATTTACAATGTATACGTAGTAGCGTAGTTCAAGCTATTATACCACACGAGTAGTTAAAATAATATTAGTAAGTTAATAGTTTTATAAGTTACTTTTTACAAAACTATTTACTTACCCTAACAAGTTACTTTTAAATTATTAAAGTAGTTTGTTAGTAATTAAAATATTTTTTAACTCGTTTTCATCTGCCGCTGTATCAATCTCTGCTTGAATAGCAGCATACTTATCACGAATAACCTGACGTTCCGCCTCTGCTTGAGCTGCTTCAGATGGAATAGTTGCTTTAACATCTAAAGGTTGAAACTCTTCAGCACGTTTCATTCTACGTGCGTTGTGAGAAATTTCTTTAGCTTTGTTAATGTTTACGTTAATCATTTTGATTCCCTTATTGATAAATTGCACAACCAACTATTGGAGAGTAATAAGCGGCACCAGCACTTACAAACCCCAACCGTACACGGTTAGTTTCCTGCCCCATTACAGTAAAGAAACTTCCGTTAGACCCGTTGTATGGTAGATAACAAGCACCTACTGTTGAATAGGTTGTTGAAGACATAGGCGTGATAAAGTTAATGTAATATGCACTTTGTCCTGAATCCGTTACAGATGAGACATTATAGCTAGCTCCAATAGAATCATTGCCGCTATTAACGTTAATATAAGCCGATGCTACTCCGTCAGATGTAACATCGGATGTATCAAAGTTATCATCACCTCTAATATAAGAAGGCATAATACTCCTCCTTAATTAAAAGTGTTTGACGGACTGCCAACACCATCAGTTAAAGTAGTTTCGTCTACTTCCCACGCATCACGGAATGTACGATCAGATGGAATAACATCTGCATTTACAATCTTATACGCTAGGCCCGGAGGTACATCCTTAGCTGCAATCTGGTTAATTGAGTATGATGCTAGAGCTTCTGCTGAAGGATGAATAACTGCGACACCGCCTTCTGGTGTTTTGTAAATAATTTTCTGTGACATGTTTTAGTTTCCTTAATAGAACATAATAAAAGAACAGCGACCAGAATCCCATCGTGCAGAGGGATAAACGTGCATTACGTAAGCTCTGTTTTGAGTAGTATCATTCACTCCTCTTTCTACCACTAAGCCTGCACTGTAGTTAATTGCTTCAGTATGTGTAGTACTTGTAGCACACGCATAATTAGCATGAGGAGCAGCTTGAGCAAAGTTTATAAAAGTACAGCCAGCGCCGTTATCAGTAATACTGCTTATATTATTAGACTCAAAAATAGTTTGAGTTCCTTGCATAGTCCACGTTACCCAAGCACGAGCAACGCCTTTAGTGACCACAGAAGTAGATACGGAGTTAGTACCGTCTGTAATTGTTTCAACGTTTAATGTAGACATATTTCCTCCTTACCAAAAACAAACGACACTCATGTGCCCTGAATCATATAATACAGAGTTACCTGCAAACGAGTTTACTATCCTAAACTTAGTAGTAGTAGGAGGTACATTATTAGAAATAATAGTGTTTTCGCCAGAGTTATCAGTTGAATCAAATCCTTTTGCAGTAGCAACAATACTGTATTGTGCATGTGGTGCTGCTGTAAGAAAATTTATTTCATATGTCCCTGTTCCACTATCTGTTACACTAGAAACATTACCTGATTGCATTATGTACAAAGTACTTAAACCATTTAAAGTACACCAACAACGAGCAGGATATAGACCAGCTCCAGTTGATGTTTGTAGATTATCTACCTTGAGCGTACTCATATTAGACAATACTCCATATTGATCCAGACGGTACTGTTACAGTAACACCTGGGTTAATTGTTACAGGACCAAATGTACCAGCATTCTTTCCTGCTGTAATAGTGTAGTTGCTAGTTACTGTCTGATCGTTTTCCCAGAACAAACCTTGCTTAGCACCAGCTTCTAAAGGAGATCCATTAACAGTAAGTCCTGTTACATCAACACCAGTACTTGTTGTCTTGAGTTTAGTTACACCGTCAGCACCGTGGCGAATCTGAGTTTCACCCAGCTCGTTGAAGTACAGATGCCACCTTTCATCTTCATCGTTGTAGATACCAGCTACTTCACCATCAGTCATGAACGACCAACGACCTTCGTTAGAGCTGTTACGGATCTGCAGACCTGCCCAAGTAGATGTGCTTGATGTAATCTGTAATAGATCAGCTCGGTCAGTGGATTCTTGAAGGACTACTTCAGAGCCTATACGAACCTGTGATGTGGCATCAAACGAATCTGCAAATACCGAACCTGATACAGTCAAATCTGCATTACCGTTTGATACCGGCTTGAGCGTCATTGCATCATATACAGTCGAACCACTTGGAGTGAATCTCCAACGCCACCAGTCGTTATTATTATCATCTGTTAGGTTAAAGTCGAAGTATGTGCCTGTACCGTTGATTGTTCTACTAATAGACATTGCATCCGAAGATTGGGCAGCAAAGCTAATAGATGTTACTCCAGTTAGACTAGTGTGGTTGTGACTGTTATCTGCTACAGCAGCAGGTACACTTACTGTCCAGTTACCAGAGCCATCTACAGTAGCACTACCTGAACCTGTTACATCACCAGTTAAAGTAACTGTGTTAGTACGCGCCGTTGTCCACTTATCGGCATTAGGGTGGTAGTTATCTGCGAATATACGGTTACCAAATAAATAACCGATGTTAGTGTCACCCTCTAATTGCAACGGATGAGGGCTATCCCAAGCACCGTAACTACCCACACCACCTGAATCTCTAAGTACATAGAAATTATTACTATTTACATGGATGTAGAAATCATCTTCTGAACCAGTATCAGTAAACGCTAATGTTGGTGAAGTACCAGAAAGAGTTAAAGCGCTTTCAGCATCAGCCCCAGTAAACGTTACATTCCCAGTTATAGTGCCACCTGATAACGGCAAGTAACTGTGAGTATGTGATGCAGCAGCAAACGCACTTGCATGTTGACCATCAAGTAAATCAGCATCTAGACCTGAGCCTGCTCCCATGTAAGAACTATCCCATATTCTAGCCCATGGGCGATAGTTTGTACTCCATTTTGATCTATACCAGATACCTCCATTCGCACCGCCATTTGAAGCAGTTTCAGGAATGTATAACTGAACACCTGCTTGCCCAGATTTGCTAATGTTTAACGCAGTACCATAGGTGTAAGAAGATGAAGGTCTATTAGAACCTGTATGATTTAACACTGTAGCCCAAGAAGCTTCAGTACCATCAATATACGTGTTCCAATCTTGACTTGATATATCACCTGTTTGATGTATGATCGTACCGTTTAAAGGTTCATAATTACTATGACTATGACTATCGTCAGCAACAGTAGTTGTCATTGATACGTTGCCAGAACCATCCCAGCTTACGCTACCAGAGACATCTCCTGTTAAGCTTAGTGTTCTAGCAGTTGTCCACTTGTCTGCATTAGGGTGGTAGTTATCCATGAAAATACGCTGCCACGAATACCAAGTGTCATTCGTATCATTCATACCTCTAATGTAAGTACCGGCACCAGTGCGCTCATGAGCGAGCTGCATAGCCATACCGCCACCATCACTAGTATTACCTGCAGTTATCATAGCACCGTACTGGAAAGGTGCGTTAGTATGCCCTGATGCGTTTGCGTTGTATAGACTATGGAAACCAGAGGTCTTTAAGCTGTCAAAGTTTTGAGCGCCACTACGGAAAGTCGCTTGTATTTGTGGATACCTAGTGTCATGCGTATGACTATCATTTGCTACAGTAACATTAAGCGTGGCATTACCTAAGTTAGTGAATGTTGCACTACCAGAAGCATCACCAGACAGAGTTAATGTAGGGTCAGACGTAGCTGTAGTAGCTAGTGACACGTTACCTGAACCATCAATAGAAGCAGAACCAGTAACAGCACCTGTCAACGACAGTGTACGTGCGGTAGTCCACTTGTCTGCATTAGGGTGGTATCCATCGTGGAAAGCATTGTTACCGTATATTAAGAACGAGTTAGTATCAGCAGTAATCTCTAATGGATATGGTGTTTCCCAACTTCCATTGCTATCTCTATCTGGAAGAATGTAGAACTTACCACTATTTACATGAATCCAATAGTCATCATTGTCAACATCTTCAAATTTTAACTGTGGCGCAGTGCCTTGTAACTTGATTTCTCCAGTAACAGTACCACCAGACAACGGAAGATAACTATGAGAATGACTAGCTGGTGCCGCACCTACGTCTGCTGCAGTAATATTACGAGTAGCATATGTAGCGTTAGCATCTGTAACGTGACCCTGAGTATCAGTAGTTACGTTAAAGTCTAAATCGCTAATTACAGTAGCACCTGACAACGCACCAGTGTCTAGGTTGATGTCATCCCCTGCGTAGCTAGGGTGTGTATATACAGTATCAGTAAACACAGCACCTGCAGGTACGTTAGTTAGTACTTGACTATCATCTACCTTACCATCAAGAGCAGCTTGCAATCCGTCAATGTTAGCAATCACATGGTTGTGGCTATCATCAGCAACAGCTGTAGTAATAGTTACGTTTGATGTACCATCAAAAGAAACAGAACCTGACACGTCACCAGACAATGCAATAGTTCTAGCTGTCTGGAGTTTGCTAGCAGATACAGCATTTGCCGTTGCGTCTAGCTTAGTACCAATCTGAGTAGATACTGTCGTAGCAAAGTTAGGATCATCACCTAATGCTGCAGCCAGTTCATTTAAAGTATCTAGGGTAGAAGGGGCTGAATCTGTGATCTGACTAATAATTTGGTTAGACAAATTAATATTTGTCCATTTCATTTTACCATCAACATCAGCATATACTAAAGACTCACCAGCTGCTGGAGCTGTAATACCATAAACAACATCGCTACTATCTGTAATACTTAATTCAGAATCAATATATACTTGTGCGGCAGAATCCCATTTAATAAACAAACCTTTTTCAGGATTACCAGACTGGTTATAAGATACATTTGTATTGTTTAAATACCCAGCATTAGCATGGTTGCCCCAAGAATACGCTGTATCCCAGTTAGAGATTTTAGTATTATCTTGTGTCCATAATGCTGACACATCAGCTGTAAAAGAACCGCCATCTGCTGTACTAATAGTTAGTAACTCGGTAGGAGCATCGTAAGAAAAAGATGATACCCCTGCCACAGAAGTAGTAGTAGCTGAAGTAATTTGACCTTGTTCATTAAAAGTAATTACAGGAACTTCTGAAGCAGAACCAACAGTAGCACCAGTAATATTAATTTTATCTACTTTAGTAGCTGCAGAACTAGTTACAACTCTTGTAACTTCATTTTCATCTTCAGGGTGAACACGTACAAAAAGAGTACCGTTACTAGCATTGTTAATAACAATTGCTATAGGGATGCTAATAGCAGGGCTTACAGGCTCTACATTAGTAAACTGCCCAGCAGTAGTGGTACTTACGTAAAGAACATCACCTTCGCTATATGCAGATGTGTCAATGTTTTTAATTTTACCAAAAGAAAGTACTTTACCGTCAGCATCGTTAGAAATATCTTCGGCAGTAACACCAAGCATATATTTAACATCAGTATTTCCATCTGCTACAAACGGTGCAATAGTAATACGACCAGAACCTCCAATAGTGCCTGTTGCCATTACTACTGTGCCTGCGGTAATAGTACTTCCAGTATTATTACGAGCATGAATTTCTAATGCTTGACCTACAGGTAGGCTTACACCATCTTGAACAAGAGTCAGAGTTTCCTCATCAACGTTCCAAGTAATGGTGCCTTGGTCACCTGTACCGCCGGTCAGTTGTACAGATGTTGCGGTTAAATTTTGTACATCAGCATTACGGTTATCATCAATAACCGTAATACCTGTAACTTTAATAGCCATCTTCGGAAGCTCCTATTAGCTAGTAATCAGTAATTAAATAATTGTTGCGTTTGTTTCTAAGTCACCAGCTACTTGTAGTGTTCCATCTGCAGCAAGTTTCATCAAGTTAGTACCATTGTTTGCGAAATAAATTGAATTGCCGCTTTCAGTAATTGTCCAATCACCAAAAGTAATTATATCAGAACTAAAGTTAATTAGTCCAGTAATTATACCACCGGTAATAGCTACATTAGCGCCACTTTGACCAGCAAAGTTACCAAATACTTCTACTTCTAATTCATCCCCCGCAACTACAGGCTCGGCAAGAACAATAGTGTTTGTAGTAGCATCAGCAATGTAATCACTACTTGGTAAACGCACACCGTTTAGGTATACGTTGACTAGTTCCGCTACGTCAATAACTAAACCACTACCAGAAAATGTTGTTTGTCCTTCAACTGCTACGTACTGGAAGTCAGTTTTAATTCCTTCTATAGAACTAGAGGCCGATTTCCACCCATCTATATCGTAAACTTTCATTACAGCAGTAGTAGTATCAAACCATAAATCACCAACATCTGGGTTAGTAGGTTCTGTTGCTTGAGATACGTATTGTCCTTGGAAGGTAAGCAAACTAGTTTCAGCGCTTGCGGCTGAATTAGCAGCAGCAGTTTCGCTATTAGCTGCGTTTAACTCACTAGTAGCTGCGTTAGTTTCAGAAGATGCAGCAGCTGTGGCACTGGCGTAAGCTTCAGCAGCTTTTGCCGTAGCAACAACAGCATTATCATCAGCAGTTAAAATTTCTGCTAAGTTACTAACTACAGTACTAATATCAGCAATATTACTAGCAACAGTGTTAACACTTGTAATGTTACTTGCGGTAGTATTAACGCTTGTTATATTAGATGCTGTTGTATTTACGTTAGTTATGTCAGATGCAACTGTAGCAACGTTTGTACTTGCTGTTGCTACAATATCTACATTAGCTATACCACTTGCTACAATATTTACATTAGCAATATCAGTACTAACCGTATTAACATTTGTAATATTGGCGGCAACAGTATTAATATCAGAAACAGTCGCACTTAAATCAGCTGCAACAGTATTAATATTTAGGATGTTTACTGCAGTCGTATTAACATTTGCAATGTCAATCGCAACAGTATCAACATTAGCAATAGAGCTGTATACAGTATCTAGGTTGTCAATTGACGTGTAGACTCTGTCTAGGTTAGTTACTGAGGTGTGTACTCTATCGATGTTACCAATAGAAGTGTACAAACGATCAAGAGTAACTTTGTCAGAATAAAGCGAGTCAAGAGTAATCTTGTCTGCGTATAAACTGTCTAGTGTTGTTTTATCTGCGTATAAACTATCAAGGGTAGCTTTGTCAGTGTAAAGGCTGTCTAAAGTTACTTTATCAGCAAATAAAGAGTCTAAAGTAATCTTATCCGCATATAAAGAATCAAGTGTAACTTTATCAGCATACAGACTATCCAGTGTGATCTTGTCTGCGTATAAGCTATCTAAAGTAGCCTTATCGGTATATAGCGATACTACTTCAGTTTCAATACCTGCAACAGTAACTACTTGAGTTTCAATACCGGCTACTGTATCGACATTAGCAATACTGGTAAATACCCGGTCCAGGTTACTAATACTAGTAAACACTCTATCAAGATTATTAATAGAGGTGTAAACCCTATCTAGGTTTGCAATCGATGTAAATACTCTATCAATGTTAGCGATAGAAGTATGTAGGCGATCTAATGTAGCTTTATCTGCAAATATAGAATCAAGTGTTGCTTTGTCTGCAAAAATTGAGTCAAGCGTGGCTTTATCTGCGTACAAAGAATCTAGGGTAATCTTATCCGCAAATAAGCTGTCTAGCGTAGCTTTATCCGCAAACAAACTATCCAATGTTGCCTTATCTGCAAATAAAGATTCTAACTCCGCAGAAATGCCCGCAAGGGTAGTAACCTCGGTGTTAATACCAGCTACTACGTTTACATTGGTAATGTTAGTAGCAGCGGTGTTTACATTTGCAATACTTGCAGCTACCGTGTTTACATTAGTAATATCAGCTGCAACGGTATCTAGTTCTACAATGTGTGTGTTGACTGTATCAACAGCGGCAATTGAGTCGTATACTCTATCCAGTTTTGCAATAGAAGTATGAACTCTATCCAACTCAGCAATGCTAGTATGCACTCTATCTAGTTTATCGATAGATGTATAAACGCGATCCAACTCTGTAATAGAGGTGTATACACGGTCTAAGTTGTTAGCTGAAGTAGATACTCTATCAATGTTATCAGCAGTAGCTCCTGTATTCAAACGATCTACGTTTGTAATACTGGTGTGTACTCTATCAATGTTGTCTGCAGATAATGCAACACGATTTACGTCAGCAATGTTAGTAGCAACAGTATTAACATTAGTAATATCTGTACCAACAAGATCAACATTAACAATACTATTCGCTACTGTCTCAATTTCGGATGTTGTTTCGCTAAGGTCATTAGCTACAACTTCTACCTCAGAAATTGCTTCGTTAAGATCATTTGCTACTTTAATTACCTTAGCAATATCAGCCGCTACTGTATTAACATCAGTAATGTTATTTGCAACAATATCTACATTAGCAATATGCAGGTTAACTGTATCTACATTAGCGATACTATCATATACACGGTCTACTTGAGTAATAGAGCTGTATACTCTATCTAAGTTTGTAATAGAAGTATGGATACGATCTAGATTAAGAATTGATGTATGCAATCTATCAATGTTGTCAATTGACTGATCAACTCGGTCAATATTATCAATAGATGTGTATACTCGGTCTAAGTTATCAATAGAAGTATCAACCCTATCCAGGTTGTCTATCGAAGTATATACCCTGTCAAGCTCCAGAATTGACGTGTGAACGCGATCAAGCTTATCTGCTGATGCTGATACCCTGTCAATATTATTAGCCGTAGCGCCCGTATTTAAGCGGTCCATGTTGTCCGCTGTTAGACCTGTATTCAAACGGTCAATAGAATCTACGGTAGCTACTAATGACCCATCTGCGTCTACCACATTTAAGCGGTCGACGTTAGCAATACTTGTGTATACTCTATCTACTTCAGCAATACTTGTATGTACCCTGTCTAGATTGTCGATAGACTGATCTACACGGTCCAGGTTACCTATGCTAGTGTGAACTCTATCTAAGTTATCAATACTCGCATAAACACGGTCAAGTTCTGCAACAGAAGTAAATACTCTGTCTAAGTTATCTACACTATCGTATACCCTATCTAGTTTTAGAATAGAGGTATATACACGATCGACTTTATTAGCAGATGTAGATACTCGATCAACGTTATCAATAGATGTAAACACTCGGTCTACATTAGTGATTGAGTCGTGAACTCTATCAAGGTTGTCAGCAGAATCTGCTACACGATTAACATCAAGAATATTACTAGCTACAGTATCTACGTTTACAATACTAGCATCAACAATATCTAGGTTATCGATAGACGTAAATACCCGGTCAATCTCATCAATACTAGTATAAACACGATCTAGTTTATCAATAGACTGGTCAACGCGATCTACATTGTCAATTGAGGTAAATACTCTATCCACATTATTAATAGAGGTATGAACACGGTCTACATTGTCAATAGAAGTGTATACTCGGTCAACTTGAGCAATAGACGTGTGTACTCGGTCAATGTTATCAGCGCTGTCTTCAACACGGTCAATATTGTTTGCAGTGTCACCAGTATTAAGGCGATCAATGTTATCTGCAGTAAAACCAGTGTTTAGTCGATCAATAGAGTCAGCAGTTGATACAGTAGAGCCTAAAGTATCTACTACATTTAGCCTATCTACATTTTCAATGCTTGCGTAAACTCGATCTAGTTCACTAATACTTGTAAATACACGATCAAGATTATCGATACTAGTATCAACTCGATCCAAGTTATCAATACTTGTGAATACTCTATCAAGATTATCAATAGAGGCGAATACACGATCTACTTCTAAAATAGATTGATCTACTCGATCTACATTACCAATACTAGTAAATACACGATCTAAGTTGTCAATCGATGTAAAAACTCGATCTAAATTGTCCGCACTATCTTCAACACGATCAATGTTTGCTATGCTTGTATGTACACGGTCTATATTACCGATTGAACTGTACACACGGTCAAGATTGTCTATAGAAGTAAATACACGATCGACATTGCTAATACTAGCGTGTACTCTGTCGACGTTATCAATAGATAAGTCTACTCTGTCTATATTATCGATAGAAGTAAACACACGATCTAGGTTGTCAATACTATCGTATGTTCTGTCAATTTTAAGAATAGAAGTATAAAGACGATCTACTTCATCTATTGAAGTATATACACGATCAAGGTTGTCAATAGAAACAAATACGCGATCAAGCTCATTAGCTGACGTTGCTACTCTATTAACATCTAAAATATTGTCAGATACTGTGTTTACATCAACAATACTTTGACCAACTGCATCAACGTTATTAATAGAAAATGCTACTGTTTCAATTTCAGAAGTAGTTTCATTAAGATCATTGGCTACAGTTTCTATTTCAGAAATAGCTTCATTTAAGTCATTAGCAGTAGTAATAACTTTATCAATATCTGCAGCTACTATGTTAATATCCGCAATATTTGCAGCTACAGCATTTACGTTTACAATGCTATCAGCAGTAATATCAATGTTATTAATATGCTCGGCAGTAGTATCTACGTTGTCTACAGATAAAAATACTCTGTCTACATTTGTAATGCTTTCTTCTACTCTATTAATATTATCAACGCTAGTAGAAACTCTTACTACGTCTTCAATATTAATAGCTACTGTTTTTACATTATCGTATTGACTTTCAATATCACGTTGTATGCCAACCGTAGATTTATCTAAACTACTTACGCGACGACTCATTAGGCAAATCCTCTGTCATTTAGTCTGTCAATCATACGCCAAGAGTCGATTGGGTGTGCTACACCTAGCTCCCTAGCTTTTTGACAACTGCGCTCAAAACGTGCAAAATGTGCATTATTTTCAGATTGCCCATCACCTCTAATACCTAGGTGTGCTTTATACCCTACGTAGTGTAGTAAACAATCAATTAAAGTTTCTGGTAAATCAAGTTCTTCTTGCAAATCTGCAGCTGTGTATGATGCGGGTTTAGCAATGTAAATTATAGAAATGTAAGCCCCATTTGCTACAAGAGGAATTTGCACTTGTTTATGGTTAGGGAAAAATATACTATAAGGTTCGTCTTCATCGTTAATAGGTACATCAACTACCTCACCCATAGAAGCTTCTAAAGGTTCTCCATATGCGCTTAAAGCGTACATAAAGTTTTCAGGTAAGTCGTATAAAGTAGTACCTTCAACAAGTTCTACAATATGTTCTTGAGTGTTTAGAGGGAAACGTTTGTATAACTCTAACATTCCTAAGTTTAAGAATGATAAAATTGCATCAGTATTATCTTTGGTAGCGACAGATGCCAACTCACTGTAACGCGCAGCGTCTACCACATCTTGTACTTTCATTATTAGTTCCTGTAAGTTAGCTAAGATTAGTAGTCTGGCAAAAGGTGCTACTATTTAATGCAGGTATATTGGCGTAATTATATAATGCCTACTGCCCAAAGTCAATAATGTTTACTTTATTTCAATACTTTAGGCAGCACCCATTATACCATAAATACTTAGAACACTGTGCTATTTATATGGTAATCTTCTTCCTCACCGTCCCATATAGACTCCCAAACTAGGCCATCTTCTGTTATGATGCTACTTGTTAGATCAGACGACGAAGAAGGTGTGTAGATATCCATTTCTGATAGCTGGTTAAGTAAGTCAATAGCATCATCGTGGGCTAAAGATTTAATACCACCTGCTAAGGTAAATCTACTAAGCTCATGTACCATTTCTTCTACTAATGTTACAAGTCTTGGGGAAGATAACGCTGCTAACTCTGGTTTAGGTAACCATATTTTGTTTTGTTTAAATTTTGGTTGTACACCTGTAACAAACCTGTGGACTTTATCTTTTACTGGGCGTATTCCTACGTCTTTACTACCTGGTTTTTTTGCAAACGTAAACCACATATTACGTTTCATCATCATTTCTTGCATAATAGAAATAAAACCGCCCTGTTGCCCAGAACTCTCGATACCGACACTAAGAGGTGCCCATTTCTTAACATATCTGAATAAATCATCAATATTTTCCTGCATTGTTTGACGAAGACATTGACCATCTACTAACAGCCAATCGTTATTGCTAGATACTGCCCATACACCAATAGTAGAAAAGTCAGCAGACTTTTTAGTACTAGTAGCAAAGTCTGTAGAAATATAAAAGTTATAATTTTCTTTATTTTTTCTAATAATAGAAGGATCAAACCATTGTATATCTTCTTCTTCTACAAGAAGTGTAGTTAAGTCCGTAATTTCCAACATAAATTCTTGGAAAAAGTCTTGAGCTTTACCTGCAGCTTTGTACATCTCGTACTTTTCTTGTACTGCTTCATACGGAAAACGGTCAACCCAGTTGCCTATAAATTCTTGCTCATCACAAGGAAATTTTTCTGCAATAGGAAATTTATGTACTACCCATTTAGGGTTATCACTAAGCTGATGAATAATATCTCGTTCTGAAATTGGGGTACCAATAAAGAAGATCTTATATCTAGTGGGGTGTAAAGCAGGGATAACGGATTTGTAGAAGTTGTCATTGATAGTATTCTGTATAGTTTCAGAGTTAATAGCATCGTTAGTTGTAATATCATCAAGAATTACAATATCAGGACGAGACCCTTTGTAACGAACACCACGAATGTTGGTGCTTGCACCATACCCTTTCATGTTTAATTCAACACCATCTGCGTTGACTAGTTCCATTTCAGAATCTGTTTTACGTTTAATAGTAATTAGTTGTTTAAGCAGATCTGACCTATCAATCTTACCAGCTACGTTACGGAAAAAGTTTTTTGTACCATTTTCCATACTATCCCCGATAAACGCTATAAACTGTACTTTCCCAAAGTTATGTAGCTTGCCCATAGCTGCAATATATAATACAAGCCACTCCATCATAGTAGATTTTGCGCTACCACGAAAAGCTTCTATTAATACTTGTTTATCTGTACCAAAGTATTTGTCTGCTAGTCTATAATGTATCTCGGCGTTAGCATTATCTTCTACGTTAGCTGCACGAATAAAAGCAATAAACTTTACTGCTTCTTCGGTAGGAACATAAGTATTAGCCATTAGTGTACTCTCCTTCAATGATATCATCGTCTTTAACCTTTAACGCGCCAAGCTCGTTAAGGCTCGTAGCGCCTGCCTGAAGGTGTTTAAGAGAGCGCCCAGCTATCTCTGCCAACTGATCGTTAAGCTGCTGTACGGCGCTAGATTCGCTTACACCAACGTCCAATTCAATCTTCATATTATCTGGACCTTTGGTAGCAGCCAATAATTCTTTAGCAGCATTAATACGATCACGGTCATACTTACCAGATTCCATAATATCCGCCAAAACACCGATAGCTTTGTACCTATGGCCTGTAAAAATCAGGTCAAGAGGTACTTGACTGGCCGTAAGAATGTCTGTTACTAGTTTTGTGCGTCGATATCTTGACGCTGCACTAGTTAATTCGCCGTATTTTGGGTGATCTGTCGGTAAATTGACACGTTCTTTGACAAAATCACGGTCGGCAAACACTTTTTTGTAAGCTTCTGTGTAATTTGAGTCATTTGTGGTCATATATGCGCAAAATCTAATGGCATTTAGGTATTCTGGTACCGATGCTCGTGCGCCACGTAGTACTGCTTCGTAGGTTGCAGCAGTTTGTATTAACGATTCACCCTGAAATTCAGGATCGTTCATAGATTGGTTGATAATATCAACAGCTTCTTGAGTGATGTAGTTCTTTTTTCTAGGCATTGCCTGTTTTACATCATCAATTGTTAACAATTGTCCCATGGTATACCTTTTATCTGTAAAGTCATGTAGGTTATTTTGCGAGTATACCAAAAAAATGGCCCCTAAGCAAGGGGCCGGTAACACAAGGAGAGAGTAGTTATTATTATTGAGGAGGGAGCAACACAATGAACTTTATCTTATCAAACAAACAAAGGAGTAACTCTATTTGTACCATGGATTATATTCCTGAAACTCTGCTGAGTCAACCAGTATTTTAATCTTTTTCCAAATTCTTTTCTTTTTTATCTCTAAAGCGCGCACTACATTGGGGTGTACGTCCCAAGCAAAGAAATCACCACCGGATTGCCACTCATTCCACAGGTATTCATACTCTTCATCAGGAGTCCGAATCTTGCTCTTGTCTACTCTCATCTATTGCCTTTCCTTTCAGCAGTTGTTCGTATACCTCAACTACTTCTTCTAATGGCACATCAAAAAACTCAGTAGAACCGCTAAACTTATTTTTCAGTTCATAGTTATGTTGCTTAAAATACTGGTGCAGTTGCGCCTCTTTTTCATACACGTTTCCCGTCTTGCGAAACCTTTTAGGTCTGCAATATGGAAATTCCCTATACTTCTTAAATATACTAACAAGTATTTCGGATACTCGATCTTCTATGGCTCTAGTAGTAACGCCTATTTTAACTAGCTGTTTACCTTCTAGTTCAAAATAAACTATATATAGTATACCTACATCTTCTTCTAGACTAAGACCATCCTTAGAAATCTTCATCTTCATCGTGGAAGTTTAAAGGCTTGTACGGACTATCAAAACTATCGTACAATTCTTCCTCTAATAAATCCATAATCTCCTCATATGTGAGATTGCTGTGTTGTTTGCGCAGTTTTTCTTCTAATTCTTCCATTGCGTTAGGCTCAAAAGGTTAATAAAACACTTTCGAGTATAACATACTGATATTACTAAAGGAAATACTCTGGAAAATTTTCTATATCAATAGGACTATGTTTTTTATTTTCGTCTACAAAAAAACTTGGCCTGTCTTCTAACAAAGATAGTGCCAGTTCTAGTCCATTACAAATTCCCCAAGAATACTCACTTTCAAATTTACTGGGGGACTGCAGGTATATATCTTTACAACTTATAATTGCTTCACGTGCATTGTCTATATCTCTCATTCTTTTACCTGATATTTGTAATTCATGAGCTCAGCCAGCACAGCACTAAACATTTGTTCTTTGCTATTACTGTGTTTAAACGCTTTTACAAGATCCCTGTGCTCTGATCTACCTGCTTCTGTAGCAATTACACCAGCAACATTATATTGAACAGACTCTAGCTCAGTAGGCTTCACAATCTCCACCTTACCTTTCTCTTCCCCTAGTTTTACAATCCTAGCTAAGGTGTTTACCTTATTAGTTGTTACCACGTAACCTTGTTCAGGATCAATAACTTTAACACTGTCTCCGTTAAATAACGGCTCTACTAATTCTTCCCTGTGCTGCGCAATGTATTTAAAGTTTTGCAAGGTACGCACACTAACCGCCCACTCTTGCGCAATCTGTTTATTACATTTGCCAGTACGCTTTTGGTCTAGGTAAGCACTAGCTATCTTCTGGGTATCTGTCAAGTTACGGCGGGTATTAAGGCTCTTAACAACAACAGCTACCTCATCTTCTGTCAGACTATCCTCAAGAGTACGGGTAACTAAGGGGATATCTAACGTAGCACACGCAAGCTGCCTGCAACGCCCATCCACAATCTGCCCTCTCCACAACACAGCCGGCTCTGTCTGCCCGTTCTGCATAATGTCTTGTGTAAGAGCTGCCTGCTCTCGTTCACCTGCCATGGCTACTATATTAGCCAAAGGGTGTATTGTATAGAACGTATTAGCCATCATTGTGTCTCCTCCTTACTTTGTTCCACCATTCTTCGTACACTAGTTGTGACTCGCATAAGTCTAACACTAGTTGCACTACTGGCTCGTCTTGATGCTCATCCTCACACCACACTAGCAGTTCTTCTGAAGTTGCGTAGAACTCTCCAACCCACTCTTCCTCTTTACAGATACCGGCAACCCAATGACTGGGTAAGTGTGCAATCATTCTAATCCCATTTCCTGTGTCAGCCTTGCTAACTCATCCAGTGCGCAACTTGGACACACATGCTGTTTGTCTTCATGGTCAAACCCAGTCTTAATGATAATGCCACATACATCACATAAGACAGCGCCCATACCACTATTGAATCTGACGTCTGCAACTTCATATCTCTTAGTCAAGTACTGATCTCCTAGGTTTGTTTCTCCAGTACCCCGCCCCCCATTTGTTACACGGGTAAGTACGCATTTTAATCGGTGCATACTTGTGAGGACGGAAGCTAGTAACAATAGAGCCCATCTTCATGCTCTTGTAGGTCATAGCCTTACGGAGCTGCCAGTATAGTTTACTCTTCATCAATCCACCATCTAATCTTCTTGCCGTACCACGCCTCAAACAACATGATCAAAGAATCGTACGGTATTACAGTCTCGCCATGCAAATCCCAGAGAAAGTCCCTGAGCGCATTCCAATCTTCGCAATGCATAGGAGCTAGGCTGTATTCATCCCATCCGTCGTACCCGTTTTTACTACTATCGCGGATGTCAATACGACCAGCACAGTAATTAGTAGTAATCTGATCGTATTCCCACCAATCACCTGCTTTGTAACCTTTCGGAAAGAACACTCTGTCTTCCCCTAGTTTCTCGCAGATACCAACAGTAAGTCCACGATCTTTGTACCATTGCATAGATACAGGACCCATCCAGTTAGTAGAGTACGATACACTCATCTTAGTTACCTACTAGTTTATCTGTTATTTCTTTTATACTTCCTTCTACCTTCATGAAGTAACCGGCATCCAGGTATATGGTGGGGTAGTTCCCCTCTTTTATGTATGCAACACGATCAGGGTTGATATAAACAGTATCTCTAAAATTACCATCTACTCTTACAAATCTAACTAAGTTACTCATCTTTTACCCACTTATTACCAAAACAAAAATACTGCATCTTACGCCAGAACCAATTAGGATGTTCTCCTTTTAGTGGTCGCCATATAATGCCGTTATCCGGTTTACCTCCAAATAGGTAACAAACCCATTCTGAGTATTCTGGTATTTCAATAACGCTGCCAGGAGCAGTACTCTCTATTGCTTTCCAGTCAATTATAGTTTGGTTATTATCCATTATCTTTCTCCTGCATGTACGCTTCTAGTACTGCAGTAGGGGTAACTTCAGTAATACCAGCAACGACCATCCATAATAGGCCTTGCTCCATTACAGCCTTACGCTCTTCCTCAGTCATATCAATTGTGTAGGTAGCCGAACCATCTTCGTGCTCTACTTCTTCAATAACTTGCATATCAATCTCCTAGTTTCTATGTATGCATTAT